TGCATACCCACTAACCAGATCCAAGGAGATATGCTATGACGGAGATGGAAAAGTATGACAAAAACGGTAACGGAGTTATTGACCCGGACGAACTCACTCTTATTGAGCTTGAAGACCGTCGCCGCAAGATGGAAGACGAAGATGCACAACGTGATTCAATCCGCAAAATGGCATGGTTCGCGTTGTTTGGCCTCCTTCTCTACCCGAGCGGAATCTTTATATGCAGTCTTGTCGGCCTCGATAAAGCGGCTGAACTTATCGCGGACATCAGTGGCACGTATTTCATCGGCGTGTCGGCCCTTGTCGCCAGTTTCTTCGGCGCGAGCGCCTATCAAGCGAAGTCAAAAGAAAACTAACATGAAAACCTGTTCGTACACCGCCCAAAGAGGTGTGTACAAGACAGAATGTGGTAGCGAATTTACAAGACGCCCTATGGGTAAATGTGACAAATGCGGTAGAAAACCGCAGGAGGAACTGAATGATACAAGCACTTATCGGTCCAGTAACAGGATTGTTAGACAAGTTTATTGAAGACAAGGATCAAAAGAATGCTTTGGCTCACGAAATTTCAACGATGGCGGAAAAACACGCGCATGAAGCCGCAATGCAACAAATCCTCGTCAACAGAGAAGAGGCAAAACACAAGTCAATCTTCGTCGCAGGATGGCGACCCTTCATCGGATGGACCTGCGGTGTCGCGTTGGCATATCACTTCGTGCTTGCTCCACTCATTATTTTTGGAATTACGTGGTATGGGTCACCGATACCTGAAATCCCTACGTTCGATATGGACTCGTTGATGACTGTCCTTCTTGGTATGCTCGGTTTGGGTGGACTCCGTACCTATGAAAAGAAACAAGGACTGACAAAATGAATTTAGAAGAATTACGTTTAGAACTTGAGGCCGATGAAGGCTGTAAGTACGAAATATATCTGGACCATCTGGGGCTACCGACGTGCGGCATTGGTCACTTGATCGTTGAAGGCGATGACGAATTTGACTGCAACGTTGGAGAACCTGTTTCAAAACAAAGAGTTGCAGAACTTTTTGAGCAAGACATCGACATTACACTGGATGAATGTGAGCGATTGTATCGCGACTTTAGTCAGCTTCCAGAGGAGGCACAGCGTGTAATCGCCAATATGATGTTCAACATGGGACGTCCTCGTTTAAGTAAATTTAAGGGGATGAAGGCCGGAGTTGATGCTCGTGACTGGAACAAAGCCGCAGATGAGATGGTTGATTCCAAATGGTATCAGCAGGTTACCAACCGTGCGGAGCGTTTAGTTCAGAGAATACGCGCATTGGCTTAGTTACTTATCACCGCGCCTATGCTATATATGGGACTATCTAAGATAAAATGCGGTGATATAAGATAATGAGTGATATATACTTGTCCGAAGCTGTATTTCGGATTATCCGGGATCAGCGGACGGCCATTGTAGATTGCCTGCAATATAACGGCGTAAAAACAATGGAACATTATCGTGAAATGATGGGCATGATGACTGCCCTCGATCACGTCGAACAGGAACTCAAGGGCCTGCTAGATAAACAGGAGCAAATAGATGACTGAAGAAGTCGCGACGCTTGAAGAAGCATATACAGAGGAACGCAGGACGTTTCTTGATCCCGAGGCCATCGGGGCAACTCTCTTAGAAAGACTCCCAACCCCAACCGGTTGGCGAATACTTATCCTGCCATATCGTGGTAAAGGCAAGACAGAAGGCGGAATCCTTCTTGCTGACAAGACCATTGAGCAACAGCAGGTTTCTACTCAAGTCGGCTACGTCCTCAAAGTAGGGCCACTAGCATACAAAGATACCGACAAGTTTCCAGACGGAGCGTGGTGCGCGGAAAAGGATTGGGTAATGTTTGCCCGCTATTCTGGCTCTCGTTTCAACATTGATGGAGGCGAGGTACGGATTCTTAACGACGATGAAATTCTGGCTCGGATTCTCGATCCAGAAGATGTTTTACATTTCTAAGGATTAATTATGGCTGAAGAAAAAGACGATAATCAAATTGAATTGGACGTCGGAGATGCAGAGGAAACAGAGGTCGAACTTGGGGTTGAACAGCCTGAAGAGAGTTCTATCGAGGTCTCCGCATCCGACGAAGACGATAATTTTGAGAAAGCGAGTAATGCAACGCAGAAGCGCATTGATCGTTTAACCAAGAAGATGCGTACCGCGGAACGTGAGCGGGAAGAGGCAATTCGTTATGCACAACAAGTGCAAACGGAGGCAGAAGATCTCAAGAAGCGCATGAACAATCTGAGCGACAATTACGTCAATGAATATGCGGGGCGTATAGAAACTCAAACCACCGCGGCAGAGCAGGAACTTGCTCGTGCGATTGAGATGGGTGATACGGCGGGTGTGATAGAAGCTCAACGTAAAATTACTACCTTAGCGATTGAGAATGATCGAGCAAAGCAGGCTAAAATTCAGCAAGAACGATACGCCCAGCAACATGAAGCTCAACAGCAGGCACAAGTTCAACAACCTATGCCGGCTCAACAGCCGCGTCGTCCAGATCCTAAAGCAGAGGATTGGGCAGAGCGTAATGAATGGTTCGGTCAGGACGAAGCAATGACTTATGCGGTTTTTGGTATTCACAAAAAACTTGTAGAAACGGAAGGATTTGACCCGCAGTCAGATGATTACTACAATGAATTAGACCGACGTATGGCGGATGAATTTCCCCATAAGTTGAAGAATTCGGGTGAAGCTCGCCGTCCCGCCCAGACGGTGGCTTCTGTATCCCGCGGAAAAGCAACTGGGCGCAGTACAGGAAAGGTCCGTCTCTCCAAGACCCAAGTCACTATGGCTAAAAAACTAGGAGTGCCACTTGAAGAATACGCGAAATACGTGAGGAACTAAGCATGACTGAAGAAACGAAAAATGTAAGTCGGGCTTCCCGCGCTAGTGAAACGAGAGCTAAAACGGAACAGCGTAAGCCGTGGGCTCCACCGTCCATGTTGGACGCGCCGCCTGCCCCAGATGGGTTTAAGCATCGGTGGATTCGCGCTGAGACTCGTGGTTTTGATGACCGCAAGAATATCAGTGCAAAGCTAAGAGAAGGATGGGAATTGGTCCGTGCGGACGAATACCCGGACTTTGAAGCACCGGTTATAGATACAGGTAAATATGAAGGCGTGTTTGGTGTTGGCGGGTTGATCCTCGCAAGGATCCCAGTAGAAACAATTGAGGAGCGCACGGCGTATTTTCGTCAGCGTAATTCAGATCAGATGGAAGCTGTGGATCACGATATGATGCGGGAGAATCAACACTCTACGATGCGGATCAGTAATCCTGATCGGCAACAACGTGTAACTTTTGGTGGCCCTCGCAATAAGTAAGGGTCCCACTAAATAGGAGATGGCCTAATGGCAAACCAAGATACTGCGTTTGGTCTACGTCCTATCGGGTTGAACGGTTCAGGTGCAAACACCACTGGGGTAACTCAGTATGAAATTGCCAGTAACAATACTAACGCTATTTTCCAGTATTCCCCAGTTATTCCACTGGCCGCTGGTGTGATAGATATTGTTGGTAATGCCAATGGTGGAACAGTACCTTTACTGGGCGTTCTGATGGGCGTGGAATATGTAGATAGTTCTTCTAAAAAGACTGTCTTTAAAAACTTCTGGCCGGGTGCCAATAACGTAAGCGTTGACACGAATTTTCCTGTCAAAGCCTTCGTTGCGGACAACCCAAATCAGTTGTTCATGATAGCCGCAGATGGTAGCTCAACCGACAAAGCAACAGCACAGACCAATGTCTTTGCTAACGCTCCAATGGCAACCGCTACATCGGGTTCTACAAGCACTGGTCGTTCCACCGCTGAGTTAGATATCTCAGGGGTTGCAACAACTGCAACATTGCCACTTCGTGTCGTTGGCCTTACTGGCGACGTAGCGAACTTGGACTATGACGCGGCCGGCGTTAACTATGTAGTTCGGCTTAACTTTCATCACAATGCGCCTTGCTCTAGTTCTGATTCTCAGACTACAGCGGCATCTACTGGCATTTAAGGAGATAGGTAATGGCAATCTCTCGCGCACAATTAGCGAAAGAGCTTGAACCGGGCCTTAATGCCCTGTTCGGGATGGAATATTCGCGTTACGAAAACGAACACGCCGAGATCTTCACAGAAGAATCTTCGGATCGTGCGTTTGAAGAAGAAGTAATGCTGGGTGGTTTCTCTACTGCACCAGTCAAGGGTGAAGGCTCTGCCATCACATTTGACGATGCACAAGAGACGTATACTGCTCGTTACACACACGAGACAATCGCACTGGCCTTCTCAATTACGGAGGAAGCTATCGAGGACAATCTATATGATCGTCTGGC